AGTCCCAAAATCACAGCGTGGCGTGCCCGGCAAGAGCGGCACGGGCAGCTATCCCATGCCGGATGCCGCGCACGCGAAGGCAGCGGTCGGACTCGCGGCGATGCATCACGGTCCCGCATTCGCCTCGAAGATTCGCCGCAAGGCGCGCAATCTCGGATTTTTCGGAGGTTAGCGATGGCGTGGAAGCAGCGCGATCACATGATGGCGGGCGTGAAGAGTGCATACGCCTCGCCCAACACTCCAGCACATCTTCGTCCGCATCTCGCTCGTCGACTTCAGGGAGGCACTATGGCTTTTCCACCCCGCAAAACTATCGTTGCTCCGACCGGGGCGACACCGTTCAAGACCGTGGCGCGACCCGCTGGCTCGACACCGCGCAAGACGATTGTCGGCGCAACTGCGCGACCGCCAATCAAGACGGTTGTCGGTTCGACCGCTGCACCTCCGCCGAAGACTCTGGTCGGCTCGACGGCAGCGCCGCCGCTGAAGACCACGCCCGCAAATCTCGGCAAGGGCAGCAGGGGCGCGCTGGGTCCGGGCTTCACCGAGCGCCCGAACAGCGCCTCGAATCCGCGCATTTCATCGCGCTCGCTCGGCAATTCGGACGGCAATCCCGGTCGCAGTGTGGCTCCGATGCCGCCCCGCGCATCAGGTCCGCCGAACCCTGTGCTCGACAGCACGGAGAACACGCGCACGGACAAGATTCTCGCCGGAGGCATGGGGCCTACCGCGAAAACCATGGGCCGGGCGCGCCGGGGCACGCGCGCACCGCGACGCCCGAGCATGTTTTATGGCGGTTAATTTTTCTCATGAAGGGGAGAAAACAATGGACGGGAAAGACACGTTGATGAATGCCCTGCTCGAAGCCAACAAACGCCTCAGCATCGTGGTGATCGAGCAGAAGCGACTGACCGGAAAACTCTTTGGCCTCGGGCCGCAGGAGACGGGCAACGAAAGCAACCCCGAAATCTCGGTCGCATCGCTCACCCAGCGCCTCGTGCGTTCCATCGGAGAGCTTGAGGCCGAACTCGGCAGACAGCACACTGGTCTCGGCGAACTCGCGCCGCCCGTGCAACAGGCTCGCGCCGTCAACTACTGAACCTCAATGGCAAGGCCCATCCGGTTTTGTTCATTGCCGGAGTGTGAAGGACGTTGCTTCGGACATGGGCTTTGTCAAAAGCACTATTTACGGTGGCGACGACACGGTGACCCACGAAAACTTACACGGGCCGAACCGGGCACGGGCTGGTTGAGGCCAGATGGTTATCGCGCCATCAAGGTGAATGGTCGTTATCGCATGGAGCACCGTGTTGTGATGGAAAAGAGACTCGGACGCAGGCTGCGCCGCGATGAGCACGTTCATCATCGGAACAAGCATAAGACGGACAATCGTCCGCGAAACCTCCGCTGCATGAGCGATTCAGCGCACGGAAAGTTGCATTCCCGAGAAGCCAATCGTGCGAGGTGGGGAAAATGCCAGCGGTGAGTACTGCCATGAGGAGACTCATGGGATTGGCCGAACACCACCCAGAAAAAGTGAACCCTGAGAATCGGGGCGTGCTCAAGATGACCCATCAGCAGCTGCACGACTTCGCTTCCACGCCGGAGAAAGGGCTTCCGCACTACGTCAAGGGCAGCAAAGCGAAGAAGCGGAATCGAAACTTCTATGGCGGATGATCTCATTCAGCATCCCCACGTCGGGATGACCTCGTGGAAAAACCATCACGGGATCACCATCCTGCGCCTGCACTACAGCGCGGATGACGAGAAGGGTGGTGGTGAACAGACCTACGTGCCCGAGATCAACAAGCATCTCTCGCCGTGGGCGCTCGCTGCTTACGGGCGGATGACGGACCCAACGCTCTATCTCAAGGAATACGAGATCGATGCCGAGGCGACGCTGGGCGCGCTGCTGTTCCAGTTCCACGAAGAGGTGACGGTGGAGAAGCTGCGCGAGATTCCGCCCGAGTGGACGCGGCGCATGTCAGTCGATCCGCACCCCGGCATCCCGCATGCGTTCCTGTGGAGCGCGACCGATCCATGGGGCGACCGCTGGTACTACCGCGAGCTGTGGCCTTCGAAGGTCTGCTACGAGTGGAAAAACGGAATTCTGCACGGCAAGCCGGGACCGTGCCCGCAGGATGAGCGCGGCCCGAACATTCGCGAGTATGTGCAGGCGATCAAATTTCTGGAGTCTGGCGACAACCCGGAGAACCGATGCAAAGGCCAAATCTTCGAAGAAGAAATCTTCGCGCGCGTAATCGACTACGCGGCGCGCGCTTTCGGCAAAGGGACCAACGACGATCCCGAGCAGGAAAATTATCAACAGCGCTACGAGAAGCACATGATGAACCTCGAAGTTGGTCGCCCCTACTTCGATGACGCGAAGAAGGACCGACAGGTCGGCGTTGAGGTGGTGAACGAGGGCTTCAAGCTGATCGAGCGCATGGGCAACAACGGCGACTATTACAAGACCAGCCGCATTCACATCATCGGCGAGCGCTGCCCTGAGCTGATCCACGAACTCAAAACCAACCGCCGCCAGCAGCTCACGCCGCTGCAGGTCGAGCGACAAGACCCCACGGGCAAGCCCGTGAAGGTCCGCACGCACATGACCGACAACCTGCGTTACATCGAGATGTCGAATCCGATCTACGTTGAGCAAAGCACCATCGTCGACAGCTTCCAGCCCGTCGCTCACGGATTTTCATACTGATGGCATCAGCAAGCGTTGCTCCTAAACCCACTTACTCGAACGAAGCGCAGATGGTGACCGACATCATCGAGCGTCGTAACGAGAGCCGCAAGTGGATGCGGAAGAACATAAATCCCGAGCTGACGGAAGTGTGGCGCGCGATCAAGGTGCGCACTGCGCCTATTTACAAGAAAGATCGCGCGGGCGTCGACACGCAAACCGAAGACAAGTCGCGCACCAATGTCGCGATGCCCGATCTGAACATCATCTATCGCCGCAACGCCGCGCGCATGACGGCCAACCCGTACCGCCTTGAATACACGGGCGGCGATCCGCTCGTTGCCGATATGCTCTCGGCGCTTTCCATGCAGCAATACGCGCGCTCGAATGAGGCGTTTCACGATGTGCGCGTAGTGCTCGCCTCGGAGGCTTTCGGCTGGGGCTACTCGAAACTGTTCTGGGACAAGCTGGTGCGGACGATGAAATTCCGCCGCGCCATCATGAAGAACAAGGCGGTGATTTTCCGCAAGCGCGGCGACATCATGCGCTTTCAGGGTGCGAGCGAAGATGAGATCGAAGGCGCAGTCGCCGAGTTCGGCGAGGACATGGACGATAACGAGATCGCCAAATTCATGGCGAAGTCAGGCACCGAGGTCACGGTCCCGCAGGAGCTGAAACAGTTCGAAGGGCCAATCGTAAAGTGGATTTTCAACGGCGATCTCTTTATCGAACCGAATGCCGCGACGCTGGAGCGTTCCAGCTACGCCATCGAGCAGTTCACCGAGAACGATCTGTGGCTCGAAAAGATGTCGCGCATGACCTATGAAGACCCGGACACCGGGCGGATCACTTCCGCCTTCGATCCCGATGCGCTGCAGGAATTGCTCGACACGGGCGGCGATGTCGACCAGCGCGAGAACGAGCCGGGCGACGATCTGCGCGATATGTTCAACGCGGCGATAGGCCGCGAGCGCGAGCAGGAGTATTACCTGCCGAAGAACCTGCGCCCGCGCAAGAAGTTCAATTTGCTGGAGCAGCACTCGCAGGACGATGAGGACGGAAGGTTTTACATAACGTGGGTTTCCGAGCGCTACCGCGACAAGACGCTGGGACGCATGCCGTATCAGTACGATCTCTACGGCAAGTACCAGTACACCGACATGACCCCGCTGCCCGATCTCATCGTGAGCTTCGGGGATTCAACGCCGCGCCTGCTGCGTCATCTCTACCAGATGCATAACCTCACGGTGGCGCAAAATTTCGATTACGTCACCAACCTGCTCAAGCCGTTCCTGCTCCGGCGCATCGGCGTCAACATCGAACCGGAAGTTGTGGTGCGCGGACTCTTCCGCGAGCTGCAGGTCGCCGATCTGAACGGCGTGAAGCCGCTGACGGAACCGCCGCTGCCGACAGGCGCATTCGAGCGCGAGGCGCAGATCATGCGCATGCTGTCGCTCGCCGAGCCTGCCCTCACTTCGACTGAGGGCGGCACGGCAGCCAACCCGCAAGCTGGAAAAACGGCGACAACTGCCCTATTAGCCTCGAAGGCCGCCGACGCGCTCACGCAGTTCAAGTTCGACGGACGCAACCGCTACCTGCGCGAGTTGGGTCTCAAGAAGTTGTGGATGAATCAGCAGGGCCGCGAGAAGGAGCAGCGCTGGGAGATCGAGCAGGCGTACTGGAATATCAGCTTGCGCAAGCGCGTCGACGCCTTGCAGGGACAAATGCCGGATTGGGCATTGCGGCAGGGCAGCGACAAAGTTTACGCCGTCAGTCTCGACCCGATGGAGATTCAGCAGGATTTTCAGGTGGAGCCGGAAGCAGGATCGTACCTCGCCGTCGACGATGAGATGCGACAGCAGGCCGCACAGAATCTGACGCAGGTCGCGATGGCGAACCCCGACATCGTCGACCGCCGCAAGGTAATTCGCTTCCAGATGTCGACGATCAAAGGTATCGGCGATCCCGATGCGTACTTCCTGCCAGAGCAGCAGGGTCCGCAGGAACCTCCGGTCAAGATCAACGCGAACGTTCAGATTCCGCTCGACAAGATGCCTGCCGACATCGTGAATCAGCTGCTCCCGGCAATCGGCCTGCAGCCGTCTCAGACGCTGGAGAGTAACGATCAGATTGACCAGTTCCAAAAGACTGCGGAGGCTGCGCAGACCGGAGGCGAAGCCGCCGACTCGCTCATGAGTCCCGGCGAGAGCGAGCAGGCCGAACACGAGAGAGGCGCAGAGCACGCGATGCAGATTGTGCAGAACGCGCACGAGGCACAGCAGCAGTCCGATCAGCAACTGCACGAAGCGGTGATGACCGGAGTCGAGCACGGGCACGCGATGCGGCAGCAACATCAGGAGCACCAGCACGCGATGGACGAAGCCGCGCAGACGCATGCGCACAACCTGCGCGAGGCGGAACAGACGCACGCGCAAAACTTGCACGCAGCCGAGCAGCAGCATCGTCATGCGCTGACGCAAGGCGCGCAGCAGCAGCGCTCGCAGTCGCAGCAGAAAGGTGCAGAGATTGCCTCGAAGGAACGCCTACATGCAGCCGGGCTGGAGTCGCAGGAAAAAATCGCGGGCCAAAAGAACAAACCGAACGGCAAGCCCGCGAAGGCCAATCCGAACGGGAGAATCGGCGCATCGTCTGGGCCGGAGCCAACGGTGATCCACTTGAAGATCGATCACGGTGGTGGCGAGCGTGGCGGCGGCGGGAAGCGCACCATCAGCCTGATTCGCGACAAGGACGGCACAGCCACTGGAGCCGAGGTGCATGATCACCGCCGACGCAAGGTGAAACTGATTCGCGGCGAAGATGGACTCGCCACCGGAGCCGAGATTAGCGAGGAGTGACATGGCGATCAGGAGCGCAGTGCCCCTCAGTTTCAAGCACGAGATTCTCGACGGCATCCACGATGCTGGCGACGACTACCGGATGGCTCTCTACACCAGCGGTGCCGATCTCGATGCGAAGACCGCGAACTACAACGGACAGGCGGGCGAGGTGACAGGTGGCGGCTATGCGAAGGGCGGGCGACCGCTCTCGGGCCGCAAGACCGGAGTCGCGGGCAACATCAGTTATCTCACCTTCGAAAATCCGAAATGGCTGAACGCGACCTTCACTGCTCGCGGTGCTCTGATCTACAACGCATCGAAGCAGAACCGCGCAGTTGCCGTGATCGACTTCGGGCAGGATCACACCTGCACCAATGGAACATTTGCAGTGACGCTGCCCGATGAGGGCGCGAATGCAATCGTGTCGATAGGCTAATCATGGGAACAACCACTCCAATTCGCGGACTCTACAAACCCGCGAAGAACGAGACCAACTACGACGCTCTGGTCAACGCCAATTTCGACAACCTCGATGTCGTTGCGGATAAATCCTATGTGGACACGCAACTCGCGTTAAAAGCGCCACTCGCGTCTCCGTCTCTTTCAGGCAACCCCACAGCGCCGACACCAGCAGCGGGCGACAGTAGTGTGAGCATCGCCACCACTGCTTTCATAAAAAACGCACTTTCCGTTCCATGGTTGACCGTTCCTTACAGCTTCTTCGACACGACGAGTGCGGTATCGGCTGGGGCAGGCAGCACCACCAATGTTTATTTTGTATCGCGCCCCATCTTTTGTTTCGTGACCTTCACAAAGGTCACGATCAACGTGTCGGTTGCAGGCACGGCTGGCGACAAAATGCTGCTCGGCATCTACGACGCGAACTACAACCTCATCGTGCAAGCGACATTCACCAGCACTGGTTCAACCGGAGTTTACGCTGCAACGGTTCCGCAAACGACATTGAGGCCGGGACTGTATATCTTCGCCATGGGAGCAGTTGGCGGGGTTGTGATGAAGGCATACGGCAATACGGCAACTACACAACTGGGAAGCATCATGAACCAGAACTCTATCAAAATGGGGTTCATCAACAACCCTCCAGTCGGTGGACTGCTGCCGAACCCCCTGAACTCAAGCGGAGCATTTACTGGCAACAACGGCATCGTTGTTCCATTTCAGTTACTTGAGGCATGAGCCACTCACTCGGGAATCCGACAGGCGCGATGATGCTGCAACCCGTCACGATCATTGACTATCGAGCGGGCGGCGAACTGCTTTCAGATGCAGGGAACATCTTCGGCCTCACCGCTTCAGCAGCTGCAGGCTACATGGTTCAGGGGACAATCGCGGCTTCGCAAAATTCTCTCGGTGTTGTGCTGTTCCCGACCTTCACCAACTTTGTTCTCCGTCTCTACCAGATGTCGGGCGGATCGCTGACTGAGATTCCGAACACTACCGGACTGAATGCCATTTTCAACTTGTTGGTGAAGGCGGGATGATCACTGATGCCAACAACCACCTGCTACGGCTGGGGAGTTCAGGGCTGGGGTACGCCATGGGGCGGCTGGTGCGAGACCGTCGACGACCGACCTACGGGCGGATTCATTCCCGGCGGGCGCTACGAGCAGGTGCGCCGTCAGCAGGAGCTGCGCGAAGAACAACGCGAGGAGCGCAATGTCGTTTTTCGCGTCAAGGGGCTTCGCGCTTACGCGCATGTCGGCAGAGTTGCCAGCTGGGGCGGGCGCGGCCTCACGGCCTTCGTGCGCGGCCTGCGAGCGCAGGTTCGCACGCATCCGGTCACCATCGAAGCGGTCACAGAAATTTTGCCGCTTTCGCGAGAGCAAACGCAGATGCTGCTCGGGCGTGTTGAGGTCGAAGGTTCGGTGGGGCCGCGTGGAGTTCGAGCGCTGATGCGCGTGGGCAAGCCGAAAGTTCGCGCCGTGAAAAATTTGAGCGATGAGGAACTGATCGACTTTCTGGATGAAATGTTATGACCGACTGGACACAGATGGAGCAGGGAGCGGTCGCAAATTTTCTCGCGATGCCGGGGCCACTCAATAGTGCGCTCGTGAAATTTACCGAGCACCTTTCCCGCGAGCACAAGGCAACGTGCGCAGCTGCCATGTCGACGGTGCCACGCGATCCCGAGGTCGCCGCCGATCATGCGGCGAAAGCGCAGTTGCTCGATGAATTCTGGATCACGCTGGCGGATCAGCTCAATGCCGAGCGAATCGAATCCGCGCCAGCGCCCGCACAAGTTTCGTGAGGAGCCAACCCTCATGAGTGGAGGTAAGTGAATGGCTGACGAATCAACAGCAGTGGTGAGCCAACCATCAGCTGCTGGAGAGGAACAATCCATCGTAAGTACGAACGACTACTCGTCGTTCCTCGGGCCACCTTCTGCCGAGGCCGATCTCTCTGAGGAAGAACGTCCTGCACCCGACTCAGGGGAAGAGGAGGAAGGCGAACCGGAACCGCAGCAGCCACCGCTGCAGCAGCCCGGTGAAGATGAACCGGAAGAAGAGGAAGCGCCTGCCGCACAAGCACAGGCCGAGGAAACTGAAGAAGAGACTGAACAGCCACCCTCCGTGGAGGAACGCCTTAAAGATCTCACTCAGCGAGAACTCGACCACTATGCGCAGCGCTACCCGAACGCGTGGAAGATGTTGCAGAATCCTCAAACGCCTGAGGACGTCAAGCATCTTCTGCTCGACAAAATTGACGGCGATCATGAGATTCAACGGCGGATCGCCCAAGAGCAGCAGCTCGAAGAGGAGCCAACCCTCGAAGAAGAAACCGAGCAGCCGCAAGCCGCACCGCAGGACGCCGCTGCACAGCGCACGGCGTACTACAACCAGATCGACAATCTGGTGCAAACGAGTTTCGACCCACAGGCCCTGAGAGAAGTCGGAGATTCACTGCTGCGTGCTTTCAATGTGAACGTGAAAGCGCTCGATGACCCGAACGTGTCGCCGGAAGACAAGGCGATCCTGAAAGGTCTCGTTGACAGTGTGCAGAAGGAAGCTCCGGTGCTCGCCCGGTTTATGGCGGATGCAGTGTCGACCACAGTGCCTCACATCTTGCGCCCAGCGTTGGAAGCCGCGATGCCGGGATTCGGCCAGATGTATGAGCGTCACATGTACGGCACGGCATGGGAGAGCGTTCGCTCGCAGAGAGACGAACGCGGCAAGCCGCTATACCCCGGTCTGGATTCATGGCCCGCGATCTCCGGCACGCCCGAGGCGCAAGCCTTCGAGCAAAAGCTGATGGAGGCCGCAGACCAGATTCCCGGCTTTGACGACATGGTGTTCCGTGATCGTCAGGGCAGGGTGTTGCCCGAAGGCCAGCAGGCGCAATTGAAGTATCAGTTGCTGGCACGGCACCTCTCAGGTCAGAAGGTCAGCCCGGCGGTGGTGGCGCAAGCCGTTGAGACAGGGCGAAGACTCGCAGGCCGGGCGGAAACCCGCCGACAGGCTGCGCGAGTAACGGGAGCGGGGCACAGGACAGCTGGCCCGGCAGGGGGCGCAGCGACCGATGACGAAGATCCGATGATGGCTCAACTGGACGCGGAGATCGCGAAACAGGAAGGCAACTATCGGCAAGTGGTAAAGGGTCGCGCCAGCGGACGCTGAACCGAAGCAGGGCGGCGGAGAGCAGACCATGGCCGTTCGCCAAACCTCTACCTTTAATTCCTTTGTGACCGAGACGTCGAACGTGCGCGATGTCTCGACGCGCTTGCTCAATCTTGAGCCGGATCGCACACCCCTCTATGTTCTGACCAACAACTCGAAGCGCAAAGTCAGTGTGTTCTCGCCGCGCATCGAGTTCTTCGAAGACGCTGATCTGGTGATGCTGGGTCAGTCCAACGCCGCAGTCTCCAACACCAACACCGCGAACACCGTCAGCGTTGTCGATTGCACCATCTTCGGCATCGGTGATGTGGTAGCGGTGCAGAAAACCTCGGAGGCGACCGCGACAGTTGAAGAACTGATTCAGGTTGTCGGGCCGATCACACCGGGTGCCGGAGTCACAGGCGTGCTCACCGTCACTCGCGGCTTCGCGCTCACACCGATTGACAACATCGGTGCCACCGCTACGCTCAAGATCTTGGGTGTGGCGCAGTCAGAAGTCGGAGCTATTCAAGCACCTCGCACTCCTGTGAAGTCTCCCAAGACTTCCGGTGCGCAGATCTTTGAGTGGCCGATGCAAATCTCCCGCACGGCGGCAGCCACCAAGATCTACGGCGACCGTCCTGAACGCGCACGCATCCAGTGGCTGGGCATGCGCCGACAGAAGCTGGAGATCGAGAACGCTGGCTTGTTCGGCAGCTACTCGGAAACGCTGAACGGGACTGCGTCGATGTACACCTCCATGGGTGTGCGCTCGATCATCTCGTCCTTCATCGCAGATGCTGGAGGCACACAAACGCCGACCACGCTCAAGGTATTCCTCGACTGGTCTCGTATGGCGTTTCGGTACGGATCACCAGAGAAGCTGCTCATGGCCGCGCCTCTCGTCAAGGAGGCGATGGATTACTGGGCTGCCGGGAAACAGTTTGTGCGTGCGGAGGACAAGGTCTTCGGCGTCAGCCTGAAGCGCTTCGTCACCTCGAACGGCAACTGGCTCATCGCGAACAACTACAACATGGACGCAGGCGTGGCGGATGAAGCGCTGGGCATTGACCTGCCCTCGGTCGAGTATTGCCCGCTGGTGAACAACGGGCAGAACCTCGACACCCGCCTCTACCCTGATTACGACCCCACCAACCCGAAATTGCTGAAGGACCTGATCCTCACGCAGGCGGGCTGGAGAGTCTGGCATCAGGCGCGTCACGCGCGTCTCTACAACTTCGGCGACTTCGCCTGAGTTCACTGTTTGCTCCTACTCACAACGGGCGCAGCCATGAAAAGCTGCGCCCGAATTTTTCGGAGATCACATGGATACACGGGTTCTGAAAGCAAAGCAGTGGCACGCGGTCTGCGTCGTGTGCGGCAAGGATTTTAACTACGCCTCGGGCTTCGATTGTGAAGCGCAGCCGGGCCGCCATACCGTCGAGCCGAAAGAGTATTTCCACCTCGGGGCGGGACACATTCAATCTATCCGCGACCGCCGCATGTTCTCGCCCACGCTGAACCTCTGCGCGGACATCGAAGTGCGCGACAAGATCACCGGACAGATCACGCGCGTCGAGGGCGTGCTTGTCCACTTCAAGGAAGGCGGCAAGTACGAGACCACGGACCCGCAGGAGCAGTACTACCTCGACATGCACCCCGGCGTGATGACCGGACGCGAAGGGCAGGAAGCGTGGGACAAGATGTATCTCACGCAGGAGCAGCTGCTGCACAAGGCACAGGCGAGCCTCGCCGACATCCAGAAACAGATTCGCGAGAACAACGCCCTGCTCGACCTCACCAAGGCGAAGAGAGAAAAAGATGCCGTGGGCGTGCGATAACTGCGGAGCCGAGACCTCGCGCGGCACGACCACCTACGACGCGAAAGGCCGCAAGCTGTTCGAACGCTGCCCGCACTGCGCGCCCGAAGAGTTTGACACGGCCTTTCGCAACCCTTCCGACAACCGCATTTACTCCGGGCCTGAGGCGATGCCGAACATGTACACGCGCGACGCTGAGGGCTTCTACCACGCCAAGGATGAACTCATCGCCGACACGGCGGCGGGCTGGGAGAAGGGTCCCAGCGAACGGGCGCGCGCTCACAAGGCCGCAACCCGGCGCACCCAGCCGCTCACCCCGGAAGAGATCGAGAAGACACGACGCTGGGGCGAGCAGGTACTCGCGCCCCTGATTCGCGAGCGCGGCATCGCAGCCGCTGCAGGAGCACTCGAACGTGAGTGAAGTAATCGACGACTTCCAGCGCGAAGCGCAGCGAGTCGCAAACCTCAATTCACTCGACCTCGAAAATGAAAAGCGCCGCGTGCGCAGTGTGCTCAAGAGCCCCGAGGGCCGCGAAGCTCTGCGGCAGGAACTGGGCTACAACTTCCTCTTTGCCGATGAGGCGATGAAGGATGGCAGGCCGCTGGTCAGCCTGATTTGCCCGACGCGATCCTCGCCCGCCGCCGAGACGAACAAGGCCGTCGACGCCATGATGCGGGCCTCGAAGATGCACTGTATTCTCACGCCCGCGCCGGGCGTCTCGTCGAGTGTCGTTCACTGGGCGCGCAATGACCTGCTGGTAAATCTGCGCAAGGCGAAGCAGCCCGCCGACTTCGTGCTGATGATGGACGACGACATGACGCCGCCCGAGGATGCGCTCATCAAATTGCTCGCGCACGATCTCGACATCGTCGCCGGAGCCTGCACCGTCCGCAAGGACCCGCCGCTCCCGAACTTCCGCGTGTGGCTGCCCGAACTGTTCAGCTATCGCACCGCCTTCGAATGGCCGGAGAACGAATTGATTGAAGTGGGCGGCGTGGGCGCGGCCTTCATGCTGGTGCGCACCACGGTGCTCGACAAGGTGGGCGAGTACTACCTCAGCTGCCGCTATGAGCGCGAGCACCTCGGCATGAACGAGGAAACCGCGCGCCGTCTTGAAGGAGGTCGCCGCAAGCAGGCCGAGCGCACCGGAAACGAGTTTTGGTTCCAGTTCCTCATGCACCCGTGGGGCGATGGCGAGTTCGGCGAGGACCTATCGTTCTGCTTCAAGGCTCGCGAGTGCGGCTACAAAATCTGGGTGGACACTTCGGTGAAGCCGGGCCACGTCGGCTCCTACGCTTACGGCATTGACGATTACATGAGCTATCAAGCCGAGGTGATGGTGCGCGAGGCGGCAAAGGCAGGAGGCTAGAACATGGGCGGACTGATTACACCTCCGGCGCTGGGCGGATGGACGAGGACGCAGCTGGTTGAACTGGCAGACCGACGCACGGAGCGGCGCGGTTCAAAGACGCTCGACCTCGATTCCGAATACCTGATGGCGCTGCAGGAATTTTGCATGGAGACGCGCTGGGCGTGGCGGCGCAAGATTGGAATGTTCACCACCGTGGCGGGAACTTGGCAGTACGACCTCACCGATCCCGTGGGCGCGGACG